GTTTAAGTCAGAAGTTGAAAGACCGTTATTGGGTGTAAATGTTCATTTTCCTGTTTTATTGACCACTAGTAAAGAATATAATAAAGAATCTTTCATACAGTCTAATTGTGTTAAAACTTATATTAAAAAACCACACTCAGTTATTGTATCTTTAAGAAGAGATAATGTTGATTCTGAATATAGAGTGACTATTGAATACTTTATTAAGTATAGTGGTGGTAAAGTAGTTGAATTGAAAAGAGTACAATCATTAGGTAAATTTAATTATAACTTTGGGGAAGATTGGTCAATTATTTTAGAAAACCTTGATAGACGAATAGATAACTTGGTTAAAAAAGAATTGTTTGTTTTACCTGAGATAGAATCTATATTTGGTCACAAAACAATCAAAAGTAAATTAGTTGAAATAGGCCCAAACCAATTTTATGATGTTCATAACAGAGGTAGTGAAACTAAATTAGATTGGGATAATGATATGATATATAATGTTGCTTTAAAACAAAGTATATTTGATGATTTTGAACCTAATAATTTACTAAATATGATTAATGAATTAGATTTTTAAGATGAAAGAAATTCCTTTATTTTGTGTTGAAATGTTTACCAAAAAGTATGGTGTTCATCCTAGTTTTGTTGAGGTGATGTTACCATATTCAGAATCCGCAATTAAAACGGTAATTAAGAAATCGTATTTACTATGGTACAATGACTTTGTTAATGAGAAAGGTGAAGTGTTAACTAAAGACACGTTATATGAATACGATTCAACAGGAGTTCTTTTGTATTTTAAAAACGGTACTCATATATTTATATTAACAAAACCCGACAAGAAAAGTATTGTTGAGTTTTTTATACATAACTTAAAAAAAATAAAATAAACTATGGAAATTACACAAGAATTATTACAGGAAAAAATTAACAACGGAGAAAAATTAGTTGTGGATTTTTGGGCACCTTGGTGTGGCCCTTGTAAAATGATGAAACCTGTTTTTGAAACCGTTGCGGAAAAATATCAAAAAGAAAATTCTGAAGTACAATTATATACATTGAATGTTGAAGAGAATAAAGAATTTTCGTCCAAGTTAGGAATTAGAGCAATCCCTACAATAAAATCTTTTGCCAATGGTAAAGAACAATTTTCAAGACCAGGATTACAAATGGAGTCTCAAATAAATGATATTGCAAAAAATTTATTAAATGGATAAAGTATTAATTCTTTTCACAATGGAGGGTTGTCCTTTTTGTGATATAATGAAAGAACAATTAAATGAGATTGATATCGATTATGTGGTTAGGGATATTAACGAATATGAGGAAGAATATGACATGTTTGTTGAGATTACCGAAAATGACTTTGTACCGGCATTTATGATTATTGAATCACCTGATGAAAATCCTAAGACCATGTTATTTGCTCCTGATAGAGATTTCAATGAAATTGAAGACGGGGTTAAAATAATTAAAGAACATTTTAATTTATAAAAATCCTTCACTGGATTTTTTTATGTATTTACGATATGAATTTGACTTTTAAAAAAAATGGTGTCACTCATCATCCTGCAAGAACTTGGGAATTAACTGACGGTAATTACATTAATATTTATCAGGGTAGTCGTGGACACAATCCAGAGTTAGATTTTATTGTTAAATATAAAACTGAAAAATCTAGATTAAGAGCACCATCACATACTCATTGGATTGTTGATTTACTTTTAAAATGTGAACATAATCCAAATGGAGTTAATTCTTATGTAACTGAATGGTTAGAGATATACGATGTTGCCTCAGCATTCAACTCTATTGAGGAACGTAATAATTATTGTTTAATGTATAACGATTATTTTACCGAAAAATATGATTTATTACAAAATTTAGGTGTTTTTTCAGTTGAATTTTTATCCGCAATGATTGAATTGTTTATTAAGTGTGAAAAACAAACGCCCAATGCCTTCATGTTTAAAACCCTTTTAGTTTTAATTAAAGATTATTGTGAGGGTAAAAAAGACTTCTACCAAGTAGTGTCCTATTCTAAACGAGTTTAAAAAATAATTAAATCTTTTGTTCTATCATGGATTAACCATGGTTTATCACTAATAGGATTATTTAAATCCTCAGAAACATCGTAGTTTAATATGGTAGTTTGAAATTTATTTAAATTAAAATCAAATACATCCAATACCATAGATTTAATTGTTTCTTCCTGATAAATCGAATCTGAAATTATTCTTATATTAAAATCGTAATCTTGGTTTTTAAGCGTTGATATTTTGAATAATATCTTATTTGAATTAATTACTTTGAATAACTGATTACAAATATATTCTGAATAATAAAAATATAATCTACCCATACTTAAACTATGTCCGTATGGGAATTCTGATGAAATATTAAGAGGTGAATAAGAGAAGTAACTTAATTTTGTTGTATCTTCATGACCAAAATCTAACTCAACCATGAACCCTTTATGGTCCGATACTGAATTATATTTAACAGTATTATCTGATTGAACAAAGTCAATCATTTTTTGGTTAAATGACGGTCTTTCAGTATTATAGAAGGTGAACCAATATTCTTCCTTCTTAACTAATTCATTATTGTATAAGATTAGGTCGACAACATTTATATTATCATAACCGTACTTGTTCAACAAGGATTCGTTTTCTTTATAAAACCTTTCTTTAACGTCAGACATGTCTAATATCTTAGAAGAGTTTGTCATACCGTTTATTACAAAGAATTTACCACAATCAGTTATCTCAACTACCGTATCGTATTTTGTATCTTTGTTTATCTCTTTTAAAACAAAATCGGCAAAACTGTTTACGATTCCTTTATTTGAATATTTATTGATGTAGTTCATTTTTAATAATTATACCAATTAATAGTAAAAATAATTTAGATTATAAATAGAAAAAGAGGTGTTTATCACCCCTTTTTAATAACAGAAATAAGAAATATATTACTTCTTATTGTAGTACTTCTCAACAACTTTCTTAATTGACTCTTGAATAGAAGAGTTATTAGTAGTTTGCCCTTGAACCTGAGCCAAAGTTTGATTTTGACTACTTTGTTGAGGGGTCGAAACTGTTTGAGGTTGAGTTTGATTTCCTTTATTTTTGCAACCGCAGCCCATGGTAATAATATTTAGATTTGTTTATTCTTATTTATAAATATCACCAATTAATATTTAATGTCAAGAAAATCAAGTTAAATTTATTTTATTTTCAAGTATTTATAGACATGGCAAATAAAGTGAGACTTACTGAACAGGGGTTACAACAACTAATTAAAAGAATTGTTGAGGAAGTTGATGGTGAATATTATAAAATATCACCAGAAGAATATTTAGAACTATTAAAGTTATCGGGGTATCACGGACAAGGAATTAGCAGATTACCAAAGTTTCAAGGAAAACCTTTGTGGATAACCGGTGATTTAAAAATAAGTAACACATCAACAGATTCTTTAGGGACTGTTGGTTATGTTGATGGTAGTTTAGATATATCAAACACTAAGATAAGTGACATATCAAAAATTAATGTTAAAAACCATGTATGGGATGGCGGGACTCCAGTTCAACGAAAAAGATTGGCGGCCGAATTACAAAAAAAGAAAAATGAAATGGATGTTCTTCGCGATAACGATGAATGGAACATTAATAATACAGATGATGTAGGTTTAAAGGCTAATGCCTTATTTAAATATTTAGTTTCTGTCGGTTTAGATGTATTAGACGAAGAGGGTCAAGAAAAATTATCTAACTTAAAAATTGAGTTAGATAAACTACAAGACAAATATAACAACGTTGAAGAACCTGAATTAGTTTCTGGTTTATATGATGAAATTAGTGATTTAGAGGGTGATATTGAAGGTTTAGAGAATGAAAATAATGATGTTTATATCATTTCCCCAAATCGTTATAGTACCTATGGGTTACAAAGTTTTGAAGTCTTAAGCCCTGAGTTTACAGACATGGTTTATAGTGTTGGGACCTCTGATGAGATGGATGACGCGGCGTTAATATACGCTAAAAATTATATTGATGAGGTTGGACTTGATGGGTTTAATCGGGGTTTTATTGATGAATACATTGATATTAATTATCTTAGAAGTTACTTTAGTGATTGGTTTGAAGATGATATACGACAAAATTCTGAAGTTTATTTTAGTGAAGATGATTTTAAATTAACTCAAAAACAAGAAGAAGAAAAAACTAAATTAGAACAAGAGATTGAAGAATATGAAGAAAGACAAAGTAATTTAGATTTTGACACTGAAGCTCCTGAGGAATTTCATAGAATGTATGACCAAATACAAGACCACATCGATACCTTACAAGAAGAATTAGATAATATAACACCTGATGATGAACCTACCGAGGAAATGATAGAAGAACTTCTTGAAAGTAGGTTAAATGATGTTGAAGACAGTCCTATATATTATATTAAAGAATATGGTGCTGACATTAGAAATTTTATTGACGAAGACGCTTTAGCTAAAGGACTTGTTGATAGCGACGGATGGGGTGTTATGAACGGGTATGATGGAGATTATGAGGAAGTAACCGTAAATGGGCAAGATTTTTATATTATGAGAGTCGAGTAAAAGTATTCATTTATTTATAAAATTTTTGTATATTTTTAATAAATGGAAAAGAAAGGGAGACATAAAAAAGTTGAGTTTATAATGGATACTGATTGGTTATTTCAAGGTATCTTAGATGCTGAACAAAAACAATACGTTTTATTAGACTATTTCCAAAAATTAAATAAACATTTGGAATTAATGGAGGTCTATCCAATGTTTATTGAACTATCACTACATTTAGGGAATATTCAAACCTTACTTAATAAAAACCAAATTTTATATACTGATAAAAAATTTTTAACTAATGATGATGAGTTAGTATTATCGGATTTAAAAGTTAAAGACATTCCTGTTCTTGCGGACGAAGAAATTGACGAGTACCATCAGATTTTAAAAAATACACAACCACAATTATTTTACTACTTTAATTTTGCAAAATCAATTTGGAGTATGGTGTATGATTCTGTCGATATTGTTGTAAAAAAAAATAAAAATAATTTTAAAAGTAATTCAGGGTTTTTTTATTTTAAATCTAAAAATATTGTTTATGTATGGCAATATACCACCAAAAAAGTTTATAGGGTTAAGAATCAAAGTAAAACAACTACAAAATTAGTTTACGAAGGACCACAAAATAATTTGACAATGTTAGAAATTATTTCTAAATTTTCTAAAACATATGAAAAGAACGAGGAAGTTAATAATCCTGTTTTTGAAATGTTTTGTAAAGATATATTTCCGCTTGAGGAAACGTTAATTCCAATCTTTAAAAGAAAAGTGTTAACATATATTAGTCAAAGTGGTGGTAGTAAAAAAACGGTTAAATATATAGAATAATGGGGCTCAAAAGTAGATTTATTGATATTGATAGCATCAATCATTACTTAAAAGGTAATGAAAAATTAGATATGTTATTTAAGGCGGATTCTTTTATTTTTATGGATGAAACTGCGTCTAAAGTTTACGAGTGGTATATTAAAAAGTTAACTGATGAAGAAATAAAATTAAAAATCAGTGAGTATTATATAAATAAAATAAAGTAAAAAAGATGATAAAAATTGAATATGTATGGTTAGATGGATATGCACCAGAACCTAATTTAAGAAGTAAGATAAAAGTAATTGAAGGTGTGATTACTGATTTAACAAAAGTACCTGAATGGAACTTTGATGGTTCGTCAACAAAACAAGCCGAAGGATATAGTTCTGATTGTATATTAAAACCCGTTCGAATATATCGTGAGAATGATTGTTATAATAAAGTGTATGTGTTTTGTGAGGTAATGAATCCTGACGGAACACCACATGAATCAAACCATAGAACCATGTTAGGTGACGAGGTTAATGATATGTGGTTTGGGTTTGAACAAGAATATTTTATTCAAGAGGGTATTGGGAAATCAATATTAGGATTTAATCGAGGTCATATTGAAGGACAAGGTAAATACTATTGTGGTGTCGGTAGTAATGTTGTTGGACGACAATTAGTTGAAGAACATATGGATTTATGTTTAAATATGGGGATTGAAATTACCGGAGTTAATGCTGAAGTTGCTTTGGGACAATGGGAATATCAAGTGTTTGCTAAAGGTAAAATTAAAGCTGGTGATGATTTATGGATGTCAAGATATTTGATGGAGAAATTATCTGAAAAATACGGATATCATATTAACTACCACCCAAAACCTATTACTGCGGGTGATTGGAATGGTTCGGGTTTACATACAAACTTTTCAACAAAAAAGATGAGAGAAGTTGGGGGTGAAGGTTATTTCAAAACACTATTCAATGCGCTTGAGTCAAGAAAAGAACAACATATTGAAGTTTACGGTTCAGATAATAATCTTAGATTAACTGGTAAACATGAGACACAATCAATCCATAAATTTAGTTGGGGGGTAAGTGACAGAGGAGCTTCAATTAGAGTTCCAAGGTTAGTTGCAGAATTATGGAAAGGGTATCTTGAAGATAGACGGCCAGCATCCAATGCAAACCCATACGAGGTTATCAAAGCAATTAGTGATACTATTGATATGGCTGACGAATTATCGGTTACATTAAGTAATATGTTTTCAAATGTTAATACTAAAAACTTTGATGATTTAAAATCTAAATACAATGGAATACCAACCGCAGAAGAACTTTTGGAGGAGTATAAAAATGATGATGATTATGAGTTATCTGAAAAAATGATGGAGTCTAAAGCAAATGTTAAACCAGAGTTTATTAATAACAAAAACTAATAATATAAATGAAAGATAATTGTGTGTGTAACCCAATAAATGGGGGAGATGGTAATTGCCAGTGTGTAAATTCATCTAATGTTAACATAGAAAAAGAAATGGTAAATCATCCTGACCATTACCAATTTGGTAAAAATAATGAATACGAAGCAATAAAAGTTATTGACGCTTGGGATTTAGGGTTTAGTTTAGGAAATGCAATAAAATATATTAGTCGTGCAGGAAAAAAAAGAAAAGATACAGAACTTGAAGACCTCAGAAAAGGACTTTGGTACCTCCAACACCATATCGAAAACATCGAAAAATAAAACAGGACTTAGTAAAGAAATTTCAGTTTTAGATGCAATTACAACACCAAGTGAATTACTACGAGAAACTTTTATTAATTTTATGTGGGGATTTTTAGGTAATTCTATTGTTGTGTTTGTCGCAAAAGAATTGGACTTTTTAGTTTTAATAAATTATATTTTGTATTACGTTTTAATTTCGTATATTGTCAACAGAAAAAAATATGATACAATTTTAGGTAAGTTTATAGTTCTCCCTGGTTCGGCCGCGGGAGGAGCATTTGCGGGATATAAATTAGCTCAAATAATTACAGAAATGGTTTAATTAAAAAAAGATAAGATATGATAGGTAGTTTAGTGTATGTAAGTTTGTTATTGAATGTAGTATTAATTTTAAAATTGATACGCAAATGATGATAGTAATGGGAATTTTAATTGTTGTTGCGATAGTGTTAACAACTGTGTTAGTGATGGACATTTTAATTGATATAATAATATGAAATACTACAAAATAATTTTGGCCGGTAAAGGAGCTGAACTTTACCCATTTCAATTAAACACAAAACAATACGAAACTTTTCGTGATAACGGGGTAGAACAAGATGAGATGGAATGCGATGATATATGTGAAATATTAGAAGTTGAAAGTTTCCTTGATTCGACAAACGAATCTATTATGGGGCCTTTTGCGGATTCATTTATTTTAAGAGTTGAAGATGAGTATGGAAAAGTTGTTTATGAAACAGAAGTTTTGGATATAAAAAAAATTGATTACGAAGAAAAATATTGTAGTAATAAAGCTTTTTTAATTGTTGAAAATTATTGTAAAGGTGAACAAGTAATTTATGATATACCACTTGAAGAAGATTTTGATATTGATAAATTAAGATTAAAAGTCTATGATGTTGGTTGTAGAGTCGAAGTAGTAAACGAAATTATATATGATGAAAAATCATATGAAATTTATAAATCATATGGTGATACAACTAGTAAAGGATTTAATTATCATTTAACCGCAGGAATTTAAAAATTATGGAAACAGGAAAAATAATAAATGGAGATTGTATTGAGGTAATGAAAACATTATCTGATGGGTGTGTTGATTTGGTTGTGACATCACCACCATATAATTGCGGAATTAAATATGATACCCACATAGATGACTTACCTATGGATAAATATTGGGGTTGGACAAGAGAATGGTTAACAGAAACTTACCGATTGATTAAAGATGACGGTAGAGTCTCAATTAACATTCCCTACGAAGTGAATGTTCAAGATAGAGGAGGTAGAGTATTTTTTGTTTCAGAATTTTATCAAATAATGAAAGAGGTTGGATTTAAATTCTTTGGAATCGTGGATTTAGAAGAAGATTCGCCACACAGAAGTAAGACAACCGCATGGGGTTCTTGGATGAGTCCTAGTTCTCCATATATTTATAATCCAAAAGAATGTGTAATATTAGCTTATAAAAAACAACACATTAAAAAAGTTAAAGGTGAGCCAGAGTGGAAAGGAGTCCCAACTGAGATTGAACAGGAAGATGGGACATTAAAGAAAAAAATTGTATATGAGGAAAAAGATAAGAAAGAGTTTATGGAACTTGTATTTGGTCAGTGGAATTACTTTGCAGATACTAAATCACTCACCAAGGCAACTTTCTCAATGGACATACCGACCAAGGCTATTAAGATACTATCCTACAAGAACGATGTAATATTAGATCCATTTGCTGGTTCAGGTACAACATTAGTGGCGGCTCAGATATTAGAACGTAGATGGTTAGGTATTGAGTTAAGTGAAAATTACAAACAAATTGCCGAAACAAGAATTAATTATTTCAAAGCTTTAGAACAAATAAAAGAACTCCCATTTAATTAAATGGGATTTTTTATTTTTACGTAGTATTTATAACAAATTATTTATTATGGAAGATGATTATGAATGGGGAGATCACACCATTTCTGAGTTTTAATTTATTATCTGCAAACTTTTTTTTGTTGAAAACTATTTATAACTATGAAGAAAAAGTTAATAACGGAATCAGGAATAAGAAACATCAGAGAATTATCTAAAAGATACCCTGAGGCTAAGATATATTTTCACCAAGATTTAGATGGTGTAACCACCGCTTTAGGTATGAAAAGTTACTTAGAACAAAACGGAATAAAGGTGGTAGATGCTGAGATCATTCAATATGGTGATAAGGAATTTGCAATTAAGAAGTTGGATGCTGAGGGTGATGTTATGCCGGTGTTAGTTGACTTTGCTCACGGTAAACCAATGTTCATTATACATACTGACCACCACGACACACAAGCGGGAGTTGAGCAAGGTACCTCAACTAATTTTAAATCTTCAAGATCTAACGTTGAGACAATATCTCAAACCGTATCTCCAAGAGATATTTTTCCATCTGACGATATCACTTTGATATCTACGGTGGATTCAGCAAATTATGCTCAACATGATATTAGTCCTGAACAAGTAATGAACTATTTGTTTAAGGTAGATAAGGATCAATCACTACAAAAAAACAAAATGATAATGGGTATGGTTGCTAATAAATTATTATTGGCATTCAAAAACAAACCAGGGTTCTTGGAAAATATTGTAATGAATGCAAATCCATCGTTATTAAGTATATTGTTAAACATCAGATCTCAGATCAAAGAAAAAAGTTATGCTGATGTTGGAGATTTAGAAAAAAACAAAGAGAGTTATGTTCAAACAATGAAAACTCACAAAAATGTTAAAGTTGATGATAAAATTATAGTTCAGTATGGTGGAGGTAGTATGATGAAACCAGGATCATATGATAGATACACACCATTCAGAAATAATCCTGATGCGGACTTCTTGGTGATTGCTTGGCCATTAGGATTGGTACAAGCGTCTTGTAATCCATTTAAGAAAGAAAGAGCACTTAAAGGTGTAAATTTAGGTGAGATCAAAGATGATGTCTTAAACAAGTGGAAATCACAATTACAAGACAAGGACATTCCTTTATCAACAATAAAATGGATATCAGAATCAGGAAAAGGTTTTGGTGAACAATCAGTTGGTTTTACATTCAGAGATTTTAACGCCTTATATGGTAAAGAATTTAAACAAATGGCAGATGGGGAGGATATACTTGGTGATGTTGAAGAAGCAATGAAAAAACCATTCAGTAATTTAACAGATAAAGAAATGAGAATGTTAGATTCTATTAGTGTAAACGCTTGGGATTTAATTCAATCTAATAGTGGGGGACATAAATGTATTACTAACATTTCTGGTTTAAGTTATTTAGGTAGATCTAAAAGACCACCTAAAGATAAATACAAATATAATGAAGAGTCAGATGATACACCTTATATTAAATTTACCAAGATGGTACAGAATGAATTTGTTAGAGTTTTGAAAGAAAAAATTAATGAAGATAGTGGTAATAGATATGAACCAAATTTTGAGGTTGAAATGACCGAACACGCAAGGTCATTAGGAAATGCTAGAAAACAAGGTCAAGGATTAAGATTTTCAAGGTCGGCAGTAAAATCAAATCAAATGAGATTCAGACCAAATAATAGATAATATTAATCTTGTAACATTATGGTATCACCTTCGGTAATATCATACTTTATACAAGTACCACCTTTAAGTTCTAATATCATATCACCATTACCAGTATAACGATCACACTCAGGTGTATTACATGGTTTACAATTATTATGTATTTTGTTGATTTTATTATTTTTTATAAAAATTATATCTAAAGAGATGATACAGTCCTTCATCCAAAAAGAATGATTACTGTCCTTCATTATGAATAACATACCATCAAAACTTTTGTCAAATTTTTTACCCATCATACCTTTTTGTATGTCTTTAGTGGTTATTACACATTTGACATTGAATAAATTATTATTTACTATTAACTCCATATAGTTATAAATATATTCTTATTATGAAATCAAATAGAAGTTCAGGTGTAATATTAAAATTTGGTGATAAAGTTTTGTTATGTAAACGTGCTGACCACGAAACTTATTCAGGGGAATGGTTTATTCCAACAGGTCATTTAGAAAAAAATGAAACACCAAAAGATTGTGCTTATCGTGAATTTTATGAGGAAACAAATATTAAGATTGATCAGGATATAAGTTTGGTTGGATTCATAACAAAGAAAAATAAAAAAGGAGAACCAAAGGGTTTAATTTATGTGTATTTATATGAATCTGATGAAAAAAAGATGCCAAACTTGGATAAGGCAGAAGATGGTCACGAACATTCAGATTGTGGGTTTTTTACGTTAGAAGACCTTCCTGTAGAAAAAAATGAGGAGTTATATAAGATTTTAACAAAAATTTTGTCTTAAAAGTAAAAATTCATTGACTTTTACTAAAGTATTGTATATTTATATTACACAAAAACAACCAATACCCTTCCTTTCTATGAATTAATTGGTTTATCAATATTAATCCCATATTTTTTGAGAAAAAACTATGGGATTTTTTGTGCGATGTCAATTTTATTTGTATATTTGTATAAATAAAAAACATATGGGAACTTACATTAACACATTCAAGAAAAAATTTAACAAGAAAGCAACCCTTGATGAACAAGAAATAATTGTTGGTCAGGCAACATTTTTATGTAGACAAGATTGGTTAGGTAATTACTCACCATCTGAGAATAGAGAAATGACAAGAGCTTATGCTTTGACTAAAAATGACCAACCTGAATACATTACATTTGATGGTGAAATGGTTTATAAAAATAATAAAAAAGGTGTTTGGTCAGACGGATCTGGGTTTTGGGGAGGTATTGACCATAAAAATGATTTTGTTGGGACACTAAAAAAAGTTGGTAGAAAATTTGTTATTGTTAAATAATTTAGTATCTTTGATATATGAATAAGATGGGTTTTAATATAAAAGTAGTTAGTGATAAGTTTGGTGATTTAATCAACGAGACATTCATGGATCAGACGCAATTCAAAATCTTTTTGAAGATGGTGCACGGATCATTGGTATTAGAAGAAGACCTAAGTTTCTTCAATGGTGATACATTCTTGGTTCATATTCCAAGTAAAGTTTTGAAAGACTCTGTTATTTTCACAAACGTTAAACAAGTTTCCTTAACTGAACAAGTTAAAAGTAAAATTGAGGCGTTGGTAACAATATAATTGTTTCCTTGTTTAGAAAAATAAGGTGGTGGAGTCAGACAAATATTCAATGTCGGGACTAAAATGGGAACTTCGGTTCCCTTTTTTTATTTATTTTTTATTATATGGTTATATTTATATAATAAATAAATTTAATAAGCAATATTTATGTTACCTAAAATAAAATTAACGGAAAGTGAAATCAGAAACATTTTGAGTCAACATGGTGTAAAAACAAATATTTTGGTTGAACAAAGTAATTATACAACTGCAGATATACAGAGTTGGTTAAACTCAAATAAAAGTGCAGGTTTAGATGTTGACGGTAAAATGGGTATTTTAACGCTTAGGGCCATAAAAAATGCTTTAAATATAGGATAAGATATGAAAAGAATGATAGATAGTTTTATAAAAAATATTGTTAGACAAAGTCTAAATGAAAATTATGGTTTGTTAAATGAGGATGAAAAGTCGTTAGAAAAATGTCCGGCTGGTGGTTTTTGTTTAAATGATGGTAGTTTATTGAAAGCAGAAAAATTAAATAAAACATTATCTCCGGCGAATAATAGTACTGCGGCTTCACAACTTATTATTAAATTAAAATCAAACTGTAATAATTTAAATTATGGTCCAGCAAATGAGACTATTGCTAGTCGGGCGGTGGAAGGTATTGGGATTGAACATTCAAAAACATTTACTGACGAAAATAAAGTTAAAAGACTAATTAATACTTTAGGTTTTCCAGAATGGTGTTTGGGAATAGAACTTGCTCAAGAAAAAGGTTATGCTGATGATGATAATTTTTGGGAGAAATTGTATGAGGGTGGTTTGTATTCATACACTTATGTAGCAAATCCATCCCTTGAAGTATTTCGTAGAACAATTAAAAAAACAGGAACACTTAAAAAAGACTATGACGAAAAAAGATCAACAGATAAAATAAAATGGGATGAAGGATTAAAAAAATCTGGTTGGTGGGATGGTAAATTAATAAATAAAGATAAAGCTTATGCCGAGTGGAAGAAATCAGGGTTTAAAGACAAACCAATAGAGTATACAATTGGTGGTGGAGGTAATTCCGCTAATCAAGTATCATTTGAAGGATATGATTGTATAACTAATCATCCGGCATTAATAAAAACACCAGTAAAAAATTTCCCTAACGGTGTAGGTTATAAATTAGACGTTACCAATCCAACTATTAAAAGTTTTATTTTTGGGGTTCAAAAACAAGGTCCTAAAGATAGTGCTATTGATCAAGGTGTGATAATGAAAGACGATGGGTCAGGCATTACCGTTAACTTTAATTGTCCAAGTAAATATTTAGAAGTCTCACTATCAACTATTGCTTGGGATTATAATGCGGTTATAGATAGTGGTGGAAAAATTGCTTTAACCACAGATCCTGCTCGTGAAGAAAATTTTACAAATGAAAGTTATAGACATAAAGGTTTCAGACACAATTTATTAACTGAGGTAGAATTGAAATTAAAAGATACAGGTGAAGAAGTTGGTAAGATACAAAGTAAATTAGGATTACCTGTGGAAAAAAATCCAACTTTTGGACCAAAGACATTAGCTGCAGTAATTAATCACCAAAAAACAGAAGGTGCTAAACTTACTACACCATTAAGAATTGATGGTGTTGTTGATGATGCAACTTACGCATCAATAATGGCAATACAACCACCCCCATTTGAATTATCGGCAGCAAAAAAATCTAAGGGTGACGATGTTACATTAATTCAAAAACAGTTAGGGGCAAAGGGTGGAACATTTGGACCTGAAACTGAGGCTAAGGTAAAAGAATTTCAAACCAATTATGGTAAAACGGTTACTCCAGTATTAAGAACTGATGGTGTTGTTGATCAGCCAACTTTTGATTTAATTAAAAAATACAAAGGTTCTGATTCAAATAAAGTTTATTCAGGTAAAAAACATAATTATGTTATTGGTAATTGGATTAAAGTTACTCCTGAAACTGTAGATGAACAATTAAGTGGTAATGATGGGTATTTTAAAATAACTAATGTAACTGAATATACTGTAGTTATTGATGCTGATTTTTTATCTAGTGGGACTACAGGAGGATCAACACAAAGAGTTTTATTTGGTGAAGACGCAAAAAATGGTACTCAAGAGGTTATTAAAAGAGATAGAAATAACTCAGGCACAAGAACTAAGGGAAGCACAAGAACTAAGGGAAGTACAAGAAGTCGTACTTCAAGTACAGGTGATGTGGAGACTAAAAAACGAAGAGATGTACGTAATTCAGAATATTGTGATAGCTTAAGAAAGATAAAAAAACATTTAAATTTAAAGGTAAATTGCAAAACATATCAAAGCACATTAAATAAAATTATGTTGGCACTTACAGGTGGAGCTCAAATTAAACCAGTTACCCCAGTTGCCCCAGTTGCCCCAGTTGCCCCAATTACACCATCGGGAAATGTAACGATATATTAATAAAAAACAATAAATTTATGAAGGGAGATTGATCTCCCTTTTTTTTATGCCGTTTTTTTTATATATTTGTATTATGGAAAAAATGATATATTTAGTTAGAGGAATACCGGGAAGTGGTAAGACAACTTTTGCAAAACAATTAACCCCAAATGTGTTTGAAGCGGATCATTATTTTTATGATAATGATGGGAACTACAATTTTATTGCGTCTGAAATAAAAGAAGCTCATAAAGAGTGTCAACAATATGTTGGATATGCAATGGAGTCAAACACACCAAAAATTGCAGTCTCAAACACATTCACACAAGAATGGGAACTTCAACCATATTATGAATTGGCAATTAAGTATGGTTATTATGTGACCTCTATTATTGTGGAAAATAGACACGGAGGAACAAATAAACACGATTGTCCTGAAGATAAAATAGAATTAATGCGTAACCGTTTTGAAATAAAATTATAATGAAATTTGATAAAATATTAACAACAGGTAGAGTGTGGGTCACGTCTGATCCGCACTACAACCATAAAAACATTTGTAGAGGAGTTACCGGTTGGAGAACACTTGATGGGAAAGTACCGAAAGATAATACAAGAGATTTCCAAACGTTAGAACTAATGAATAACACATTGGTTGATAATATCAATTCAAAGGTTGGTCAAAACGACACATTAATTATGTTAGGTGACGTTTCATTTGGTGGTTTTGAGTTTATTAAAATTTTCTTGGACAGATTGGTATGTAAAAACATTCACTTGGTTCTTGGAAACCATGATCACCATATCAGAAACAATAGGGATAACATTAAAGATATGTTCTTATCTGTTAGTGATTACTTACAGGTTAACATTGTTGGTGAGAACTTTGTAATGACTCACTATCCATTTGCAAGTTGGAATGGACTTAACAAAGGTGTTGTTCACCTTCACGGACACGTTCACTTACCTGCAAGTAAAAAATGGGGTAAAGGTAAAAGATTAGATGTTGGTATGGATGGTAACAACCTATACCCATATAGTTTAACTGAGATTGTACACATGATGGATAAACGAGACATTGTTTCTGAAATTGATAATGATCACCATCTAGATGATATAGTTGGGGTTGTAGGTTAAATGACAACTCCAATATATTTATTACTATGAATGATACGTTTGCTTATGACTCACAATTTTTACCTGGAACACAAATTACCGTTGTATTTAAAGAAAATCCAAATTATGGTCAATTAAATGAATTTTTTAATGATTATGGTTATGGGTTTTATGTTCCTGAATTTAAAACAATTTTTATAGATGGTGAGGTTTTTTTAGGGGAAGATGGATTAACTATGGATGATTTACGTTTTATAGAGGCACACGAAATATCACATTTAATATTAAACCATGATGGTCCAAGATCTGAAAATGATGAATTAGAAGCGGATTTAGGAGCATACATTCTTTTAAAGAATAAAAATTTACCCACTGATCGTCTTGTTGATGAGTTTGAATATAGACACGGAATAGAATTCTCTGAAGATCTTATAAATAAGATTGGAAATAAATTCCCACATACATTAAGAGAGAATAGTATAATCAATTGGGAACTACATCAACAACTGATGAAAAATAAAAACCGAATTTAAATTCAAAAAATAGTAGTTAGTTTAGATTATTTTACTATCTTTGTTCTTATATGAAAACCCCATGTAAGGAATGTCCTCACGTTATTAAAAATCGTCATAATGATATGATTGTGGAGTTCGGTAAAAGAACAGGAAAGAAACATAATTGTCATATGACCGAAGGGGTGAAAGATTTGTGGAATATTAAAAACAAAAAATTAGAATGTTATGGATCAAAGAGAGATGATTTACGGAGTGTGTGATAAGACAGGGAAATGTGATTCCTATTTTGGGTTCTTCAAAAATGAGAAAGATGCGGAACACGAAGTTGAAATCCAATCCAACAGACTTAAGGAAGACTTGGGTATGATGGATATTGACATTCAAACAGACCGAGCATTATTCAATGGTAAATTAGTAATAGTAATTCATAGATACGTATTAAGATGAAAACAAGAGAAACTAAATTTGGAACATATATAGAAATGGAAACAGAAACAAGCACAAAATTAACTGGTGATAAAATCACGGTATTTGTGGAGAGATTAAAAAAAATTGGAATTGATGTAAAACTATCAGGAAACTTCCCTTGGGTATATATTACTGAAATCTGTGGTAAAAGAGTAACTGAAAAATTTGCGGGTAATCACGGATTTACATTAATATTTTTACCAGGTAGAAATGATAGCCCACCATCTGATTTTACTGATATTGGAGAGACATTCAAACTAATAAGAAAATATAGTAGAGAGGCTCTTTTGGTAAAAATGATGAAGGATGATCAAGAACTTGGTTTATATGATAATTAAAAAATTATAAAATGGAAAATAATAATAGTGTATGTTATGTTGGTTTGATCGGTGAGATTATACCAATAGAAGGTGCGGATAACATTGAACTTGCATTGGTTGGTGGTTGGCAAGCCATCACCAAGAAAGGTGAATACCAAGTTGGTGATATGGTTGTTGTTGCAACTACCGATGCGGTTATACCACAAAAACTTTCTGATGACTTAGGTGTTACAAGTTATCTTCGTAAAGGTCAGAGAGTAAGAACTATAAAACTTCGTAAGGTTTATTCTGAATGTTTAATAATACCAATAGGGTTTGTACCTGATAAATATAGATATGATGGTTCTGACTGCATGGAGTTACTTGAAGTGTTCAAATACGAACCACCAGTTAAGATGGTTCAGTTAAGTGGGGGTAGAAAATTTAAATACCACCAAAATCCTAACTTCAAAGTATATTACAAATTTCCTAATCAAAAGAACGTACCTGATATGTTCAATAAGGAAGATGAGGTTGTTATAACTCGTAAGTTACATGGGACTAACGCTCGTTATGGGATAGTTAGAAAGAAAAAACTTTCTTTATTAGATCGTATCAAAATGTTATTTGGAAACCAATGGGCGGCATTTGAATACGTTTATGGTTCTCATAATGTTGAAAAAGGATCTGACTCTCAAGGTTTCTACAATACCGATGTATGGAATACTGTTGCAAACCAATACGATATAAGAGGTAAATTATGGGATTACGTAAAAGACACATACGAACCAAATGAGTTAACTGAAGGTGTTGTAATATATGGTGAGATATATGGTGGTGGAATACAAAAAAACTATGACTATGGTTTAACTGATGTTAAATTTGTTGGGTTTGACATAGAGGTTGATGGTGTTTACCAACCATACCTTAATGAAACTGTACACTTTGATTGTTTAGAATTACCTAAAGTTGAATTATTGTATCAAGGTAATTGGAATAAAGAAGAACAAGACAAATATGTCTTTAGTAACTTTATAGAAGGAACTAAAGTTCCTCACGAAGGTATAGTTGTTAAATCTGTTACTGGTGATCGTAGAAAGGTATCTAAAGTTATCAATCCTGATTATAGTATATTTAGTGAAAAAAATAACGTAGGTGACTCCCATTAACTTGATGGGGTCACTTTTTTTTATTATTATTAAATAACATGGAACAAAAATTAAATGTATTTTCATTCCTATCAAAGAATCTTTTAATCTACGCAATTATTTTATTGATAGAGAATGATTACAATCCACTTAATTGGTGGATATTAAGCGGGTTCTTTCAGATTGTAATAACAATAGTTTTTGAGTTATATATACTTGGAACATCATTAGAAGAAAAAAATATAGAAAATGGGAATTAAGAAAATTAAAAAAGAAAACAATTCAATTAACATTAGTTTAGTTGATTTAATGGGTAAATTAGATAATAGTGAGACTAAAAAGTATACACAATTTTTAGTTAAAATACTTAAAAAAAATTTTGATAATGAACAGGATTTCTTGGTAAGAGATTCTTCACATAGGGAAAGAAAGATTGATCAAGTTTTAAATGACAGTACGTTTGATGGTTGGATTACAAAAAAAATACTTAGTAATTTATATGGTTGGGATGAAGTTGATTCATTTATTCATTTTTGTGAATTTATGGAAAGAGGATTAACTAATGAAAAAGACATTAGTAAATACGATAGTTGGGAAATGGTTACAAGTGAGGTATTCCAAGCTAAAAATCGTAACTTATTTAAAATGGCCAAAAAAGAAGTTAAAGTTATTTACGAGGACGATCAATATTTGTGTATTAAACCATTAACTTATGCGGCATCTGTTTCATATGGTTATCAAACTAGATGGTGTACTGCTTCAGTTCAGGAACCTAGTTATTTCTACAATCACTCAAAAGACGGAGTACTTGTATATTTAATTGATAAAGTTAATAATGTGAAATTTGGATTTTACCATAATAGTTATCAAATTCAAATATTCAATCAAAAAGACGATAGAGTAGATTCAATGGAGACAGGTATTCCGGTAGAATTATTACATAAATTGATTGGTGAAATGAAATCTGAGGCTAAAAATAAAAATTTTAACTATAAGTTATTTGGTGAAAGTGAATTGGAAAACATGAAAAAATATAGACATGGAGAGGAAATACCGGTGGATGATTTATTGGATGATATGATAAATCCTGTGGAGGAAAGTGTGTCTGAAATGTTAAATAATTTACAAGAAAGAGTTCACAGATTAAGACCTACAAATCCACTTGAGATTGGTGATAATTTACCATAATTTTAAAAAATTATAATATGGATAATTTAAATAAAAACATTAAAAAAATGTATTTGAGAATAAATGGTGAAGTAAATGACAATGAAATACCACCTACTCCATCAAAAAAAGTTAAAACTTTTACTCTTGATGAGGATCAGGTTAAAAAATTGGAGGAGTGGCAAGAACACATCAAAGCAATATACGGTAAGTACGGTGATTATGAATATAGGTTTACTTCAAATGGAATTGGTCAAATAGTTGAGGTCTATAGTGGATTAGCTGATGTAACTTTAGATCTTACAGATGTTGACAAATGGTAAAAGCAAACTTGACAAATTATATGGAACCCTCACAGAAATGTGGGGGTTTTTATGTTAACCAAAAGTTAAGGGTATTAGGGTTTTGTTAAATTGTGGTAAGTGAATTGATTTAACCTATTTGTTGGACTATATATTTGTGTAATAAAAATATAAAAATAAAATATGAAAAAAATTTACGCAAGTATCGTAATGTTAATGTTTGTTTTCTTAACAAACGCACAAAGTCAGTTTTGGACTGACACTGATTATAAGGGAGGATTTCCTGTAACAGACAATACACCACAAACAGATTGGACTTATGGGTGGTCTAATTTTGATCCAGAAAATACAAATTACCCAACAACACAAACAACCGTTAGTACGGACATTACAACAAACACAACTTGGTCAGGAGTAATCAAACTTCAAAACAAGGTTTATGTTAAAAACGGAGCAACTCTTACTATTTTACCGGGAACAATTATCAGAGGTGACTACGCAACACAAGGAACTTTGATTGTTACAAGAGGTTCTAAACTTATCGCTGACGGAGAACAATTTAATCCAATTGTTTTTACATCTAACAATCCAATTCAACAAAGAACTGGTGGTGATTGGGGTGGTGTTATTATCTTGGGTAATGCTATTAACAACCAACCTGGTGGTGTTGCAAATATTGAAGGACTTACGGCTACAAATTTTACACAACACGGAGGTACTAACGATAACGATGACTCAGGTGTAATTAGATTCGTACGTATTGAGTTTGCAGGTATTCCACTTGAACCAAACAAAGAGATAAATGGTATTACTTTTGGTTCTGTAGGTAATCAAACGTTAGTTGATTACGTACAAGTAAGTTACTCTGGTGACGACTCTTTTGAGTGGTTTGGAGGAACTGTAAATTGTAAACACTTAATTGCATATTCATCAATTGATGATGACTTTGATACTGACTTTGGATACAGAGGTAATGTTCAATTTGGTTTGTCGATTAGAAATGAAAATTTGTCAGACGCTCCTGGCGACTCAAATTGTTTTGAATCGGATAATGACTCACAAGGTAGTGCGGCACAACCATTGACGGCACCTATTTTTTCTAACTTCACAATAATTGGGGCTAAAGCTAACGGGACGGTTTCCCTACCAATTGGTGAAAAATTTGAAAAGGCTTTCAGATTAAGAAGAAATACCGCAACTTCTGTTTTCAACACTATTGTTACTGGATGGGAAAAAGGATTATCCATTGAAGGTCTACCTGTAGAAGATAATATTTTAGGAGACACAATGCATTTCCACAGTAACATTCTTTCTAACTTTAACCCTGGTACCGTTTGTATTACACTAACACCTGGATTATTATCATCGTATTTTTCACAAAACGCAAATGACTCAGTTTCAACACATTTAAACATCAATTGGGTAACACCATTTGTTCCACTTGGATTGACTCCTGATTATAGATTACAAGAAGGTTCTACTGCTGCGGTTGGTGCAAGTTTTCCACAAGGAGTATTTGGTGATTTAGCATCGGTAAAAGAAAAATCAGATGACTTTATAATCTATCCAAACCCCGCAAGTGATGTGGTTTATGTTAGTAAAAAATCATACATGGAGATAATCAACCAAAATGGTCAAGTAATCAACAGTGTAAATGATAGTAAGATTGATTTAAGAAACTTACCTGAAGGTGTGTATTTTTTAAGAGTAAATAAAGTAAAAACTAAAAAACTAATAATTAAGAAATGATCTATCTTTGGTTATTGTTGAGTATAATGTTACTTTTTATAATAAATAAAGATAGAAAAGATTATTTTGAATGGTCTGAAAAATAAAATAAACCCCATCTCTAAAAAGAGTGGGGGTTTTTTGTTTTATAAAGTATTTATATTAAAAACCATTAATGGAAAATAAAAAAATTATTACTGAAGAATTAAGTAGGATTAAAAATCTTATGGGTTATGATAGATCTAAAACATTAAATGAAAATATTAATGAAGGTTGGTTTGATACTTTATATGACACTGTGGATGGTGAAATAGCGAGATATTTATTACCTTCAGGTGATATCATTACCGCAGATAAACTAAAAGGGGGACCACCTAAAGGGTCGGTACAGTTAAATAGTAAAGATGTAGAAACAGCGCTTGGAGTTGCCAGTGGGGTAAAAACCGCTTCCTCTCTTCTTGGTGGTGGAGGATCAACTGTGGCGGCAACAGGTGCTGCTAAGGCTGGAGCGGCTGCTGCTGCTGAGGCTGGAGCTGGAGCGGCTGCTGCTACTGCTGAGGTTGGAGCGGCAGCAACTACTGCGGCTGCGGCAGGTGGAGAAGCCGCTGCGGCGACTACGTTTTTAGGTTTAGGTCCTGTTGGTTGGACAATAATCGGAGTTGCCGGAATTGCAGCACTTGGTTATTGGGCAGCAACAAAAGACGATAAAATGAGTATGATTAAAAATTTATTTGGAATTTGTAAGTCAAGTAAAGATAAGAACAAGTGGAAAAGATATATGAGTGATACTGAAGTTAGAAAAAATTCAGGTATATTATACCATGCTATGGAAGGTTTAGGAACAGATGAACCTAAAATTTATGATGTATTTAGATTGTTTAAAAGTCCTGGTGATTTTTGTGCGGTAAGTGAAAAATATGAAAGTACATTTGACGAATCATTATTAGATGCTTTAGATGGAGACTTTGATTATGGTTGGGAACCAATTGCAAAATCTTTAGTTGATATGACTAAAAACTACGCTAAAACTGAGTCTGAAGAATATTGTAAAACTCACGTTCAGGAATGTGCGGACAAATTAAGGTTGTATTGTGAACAAAATCCTAAAGATAATAAATGTAAAGTTTTAAAAACTAATGTTGTTGACTTTAAAAATTGTAATGGTGAATACTATAAAGGATGTAAAGGACCAAAAATAGTACAAGTACAAAAATGTTTAGGTGTGAGCGTTGATGGTAAATTTGGTGAGGATACAGAAAAAAAATTAGAAGAAAAAATAAAAAGAAAAACTTTCAAAGACGAAGACATTAAAATAATATGTGATAAAAAATAAAATATTAACACATTTTTAAACCCCATTTCTAAAGAGTGGGGTTTTTTATTTAAAATAAATTCACTATCTTTGTACTATGGTAGGTTTTATACTTTTTTTACTGATAATAATGGTCTTGTTTTTTATTAGGAAAGTCAATAAATATAAGGATCACCCATTCAATAAATTTTTTAATGATAGGTAAGAATAAGATATTAGTTATTTTAAATTTTTTGGACACACATTATGGTGACTTAGTGTGTAGCCCAAAAAATCTTTATTATCATAAAGAGGGTGAGATTTATTTTAGATTTAACTTAAAAGATAAAATTATTTTTTTAGAGTATAAAAATTTTATCCAACCAATATGTAAAGCGTTGAATATAAAAGAAGATATGTTAAATGATCTTTATGAAATAATTAAAGAATGGATTGAATATGTTTTTAAAATTGAAGGAAAAATAATGTAATTATGAAAGTATTGATGTTAGATAACGATGGTGTAATTTGTCTATCCAATAATTGGGGTGGACGAACAAAGAAATGGGCAAAATACCGAAGTGCAAATCCTGATTTAAGTGGTGAGAAAAAAAATGCTCCTGTATCTGTACGATTTGATGACTTTGATAAAAAAGCAATTAAAATCCTTAATGAGATACT